ATAATAAAGAAACGATAAATAAAATTAAAAAAGAGTGGAGTAAAAATAATCCAGAATATTATAAAAAATGGTGTGAAAATAATCCAGAAAAAGTTAAAGAATTAGCTAGAATTAGTGCTAAAAATTTTAGAAAAAATAATCCAATTAAAGTTAATATTAGAAATTCTATAAGAATGAACTTAAAGAAAAAAGGGTTTAGTAAAAAATCTAAAACACAAAATATTCTTGGTTGTTCTTTCGATGAATTTAAAACTTACATGGAAAACCAATTTGAAAATTGGATGTCATGGGATAACTACGGAAACCCAAAAGATGGTATATATGAACCAAATAAAACATGGGATATTGACCATATTGAACCCATATCTAACGCAAAAAACGAAGCTGATATAATTAGATTAAATCATTATACCAATCTTCGTCCTTTATGTAGTTATATTAATAGATGGGTTAAAAGAGATTGTTTTACAAAGGTCTAATTTTTTTTTTTAGTTTTTAATTTGATTAAAAGTTGCTACATTATCATTTATAATCACAACGACCTTAATACCAAAACCTTTAACACCTTCTTCGGTTTCAAGTTCATATGTTTTACCATTGAAATTAACTTCAATCACATACCCACCCCAAACACCCATGTATGTACCATTAGGTAAAGTTGTTACTCGTGGGACCTTTTCTTTAATCGATATAATTTTCATATTTTTTCTTATTTATTTATGCAAAGGTATAAATAAAAAATGAATTCACCAAATTTTGGTGAATTATTTTTATTTTATTTTATTTATATCACATTACCACTGCTTTGTAACATCATCAAATAATGTCGGATTATTAACTATGAAACCATAGAATAATGGTTGCATTGCTGGAGGTACCATATTGCCATTTACATAAACAACATCTTGTACGATTTCTAATTCTTGGCCAGCTGGAAGTGGCATATCTTTAGCCACTTCAGTTGCCTTTTTTAATTTATAAACCCTATTTGTTATCATATATTTTCTTTTATACAAAGGTACTATTAATTTTTAATAATTACAAATTTATTTTAATAAAATTATGTTTTTCTCCTTTTGTCTCGATATTTATATTAAAACAAGATTATGAAATACTACACAATTTATCAAACAACAAATCTAATCAATAATAAAATTTATATTGGATTACACATAACTGAGGATATTAATGACAAGTATTTGGGTTCTGGTATATTCCTAAAAAAAGCAATTAAAAAATATGGAAAAGAAAACTTTAAAAAAGAAGTGTTGTTTGTGTTTGATAATCAAAAAGATATGATTAAAAAAGAAATAGAAATTGTAAATGAAAAATTTATTCTTAGAGAAGACACATATAATATGACAAAAGGTGGATATGGTTTATCCACTTTATCAGAAACGAAAAGATTAGAAACAATTGAAAAAATACGTAAATCAAATAAAGAAAGAGATTCAACCGAATCCTCTAGACAAAGATTAGAAACAATGTTATCAAATGACCCAGAATGTTTTAAAAAAATTGCAATTAAATCTATAAAAAAACAAAAAGAAAATTATCTTAACGGTTATATAAACCCTAATCAACGTATTGATGATGTGTTAATATATAACCAAAATGATGAACTTATTTATAGATGTAAACGAATAGAATTACGTGAGTTATGTAACGCACATAACTTACCAGAACGAGTTTTAATTAAATCAATTCAGAATAAAGGTTTACCCTTATACCTTAAACAAATACCTAGAAATGAGATTTATTTAAAATATAAGGGTTGGTATGGAATATATAACAAAGATTTATTAAATTAATTCTTGGTCAAAGAAATAACGTCTAGCAATTTCGGAAATATATTTATTAACATCTTTTGGTTCTAACCCAGCTTCAGCTAAAACATCCATTTCTTCTTTTATTACATCATTAATTACTAATCTAATATAATCACCTAACTTACTTCTTTCTAAAGACCCACCGTTCATAAAATCACAAGCTTCTTCTAACATTTGAGCAAGTCGCCATGTTGGTGTAACCTTATTAGCAATATCAACAACTTTTTTAATTTTATCGTCATCAACCCTATTAAGTATTTTTACTTTAGATTTACCAGCGTGGAGTTCACCCTTAGATTTGAAAGAATACCTTATACCATTTAAATCACAAGAAAACACAATTCCTTCACCCACAGTATTCGGAAATCCAAATGCTTTAGATACTGGACATTCATTTTCAACAGCTATGGTCATTTCAATAATTGTATTTTGAATTAACTGTGGCATATTAAAATCAATTTCGATTTCAAACTTTTCATAATCTTCGATATTGTAAATCTTATGCTTTGGTGACCTTAAATAGTTATGTTCAACCCAGTATGCAATTGGAGATTCACCTTCTTCAACTTGGAAAGGAGAAATCTTAACACCAAAAATAAACATGCTCTTGTCTAAATTAGCAATACCAACACCCTTTTGAATTGATTTACCGACCCATTCACCATAAATGGTAATATTATTATTATTAAGGTCGATGCCTTCTTTTTCAGCTACTTTCTTAATCAATGACATGAATACTTCTTTATTTGTTTCAACAAAGAATGCGAATCCAGCATTATCGGATGTTGGAGTAATGATGTGCTCTCTAGATTGTGCCCAAAGGCCATCAATAGCATTGTATGAAGCACCAGAATTGGTACCATGTAATTTTACCCCACCTTTAAATTTTAACTTTGGCTTTGGAAGAGTCGGGTCATAAATAGCATCACCTTTTTCATCTAAACCAACAAAATTATAATGTCTATTAATATTAGCAACAACAGTTCTGAATTGTTCAATAGAGGGAAATTTAATACACCTTTTTTCGTTTCTCATTTTATATTTTTTAATTATATTTTATTGTCTTATCAATTGTTGAATTTAATTTTTAAAATAATATCATATCATATCTTTTCAATGTTTTTCTTAATAGTTTCAGAATCCAAAATACTAACTTCTTTACCTAGCTTTTTAATTAATACGTCAAGTGTTAAATCGCAGTATTCATCAACCCAGTCACCAATGAAATAAAGATTTTTAGAACCGCTTATTACACCAAAAATAATTGGGTCCTTTTCTTTTTCCTTTTCCGCTTTCGTTTTTTCAACAGCCTTACCAGAATAATCATAATGAAGAATTACATAGTTATCAAAAACATTAAGTTTATCAGCTTCTTTTTTAATTTCAGTTACTTCATTTGGAATAACTTTAACAAAGTTTTTAATATATGTTAAACATAACCCAGTTCTATATTTTTCATGCACCGAAGCTATGTTATGAAAATCCACAATATCTTTTTCAGTTAAAAATTTATTGAACTTAGATGTGCTTAAGACCAATTCATATTTAAGTGTTTTAGCATAGTCTTTAATCTTTTCAATTAATGCTATTTGATTATTATCTTGAGCATTTGTTAAAACTGTTTCATACTTAGCTAGAATTTCATTAATTTCATTGGGATTAAATTCTTTAACACTTTCTTTTATTGAAGTAAAAAATTCTTTTAACCCATCTAAATTTAACGGTATTTTCTTTGTTATATCAAAATTAGAGATATATAATTTTTTAAATAAAAAAATTTTAAACTTCAAAAAGAACGATGGAGCATTTTTATATTGATATAACATATATTCTAAGTGTTTATCACCATCACCATCAGCATTTAAAAACCTATTATTTGATGATATTGAACCAGATTCATCACCATCAAAATCATTTAGAAAAACACCAGTTTTAACTGGTGTTTTTCCGTCTTTTTTATATTTAGGAAGAGACTTATCAATTACAATGTCTTCCAACAACATTACTTGTCCATTTCTTATCATAATAATTTATTTTAATCCTTTAGCCATTACTTCAATTTCTTTTATTGACTCTAATGAATCACAAGTGTCTTTATCATCACGTAATTTCTTGAATACTGGATGTAAAAGAGCATAGTTACCATTTGAATCGCTTGATAAACCACAACACTTAACCTCAACGATAGTTCCAAGTAATTTATCTTGGTTTTCAGTAACAAAGACCATTAATTTTTCATCCATACCAGTTGGGCGAGTATTAACCAAACCATCTGATGATTGTGCGGTTACAGAAGAGATTACATTAATATGCACTTTATCTGCCAATTAGGTTTACCATCTTTCCATGTACCCATGTATGATTTAACAATAGTTCCTTCTTCACCACGATTAAGCATTTCTTGGAAATGAGCCATAGCTTCTTCATAAGAATCTACTATTTTGTTTTCAACTACTCTGACATTAACAAAATCTCTTTTTGAAAGCAATGAAATTAACATAGAGAATCTAAAATGATATGGCATGTTAGATTTAGCCTCAAAATATTCATCAACCAATAATGCGTCCCAAGCGGTAAAAACAATAGAATTTAATGCTTCATAATAACCCATGTGTTCTTTTTCAAACGCTTCAATTTCTTTTGTAACGTCTTTACCTTCAATTGTTTTCTTGCTAATAGAAATCAAAGAGGCAATGATACCGTTACTTTCATAACGTGAAATTCCAGGAATTGTTAATATCTCCACACTACCATCTTCATTAATAGTTATTTTTTTTATTTCACTAGATTTAATGTTCATATTTTTTATTTTAAATTTATTTTATCAGACTTACTTTTCACGAATTTTTTTATTTTTATTTTGAGTGTCTAACACAATATTAGTACACGCCTCACATTGTATTTCACATGGTTTATGTGTCTCTGGGTGTAATATTTTATTTGTTTCAATCTCAGACAGTCCAGCATCTAAACAAAATCTATATGTTTTATTCCATTCATCAATGGAAAACTCTGGGTCACCACATTTTTTAGCACAGTAAAAATTTTTACACATTTTACTCTTTTAATATTTCTCTATATTCATTAATCAAAGATTCTAATTTATCAGTAACCTCTTTTTTTTCTAATTTAATTAAGTGACTTAACCTTTCAGCTTTTTCAAATGTATTTATTGAAATCTTAAGATTATCATCAAGAAATTTCCTTTTATTCAACTAATGGTGAAAATTTATTTTTTATTTCTTCCACGGTGTATTTGACACCATCAATTTCGATTAATTCATCTTTATTGAATTTAAGTTTTCTTTCTACTGGCATCATTGTTAATTCCCCGTTTAATACACAGTCACCCAATTTAGATAATTCACCAACAAACCTAGGTTGTGGTATAAGAATAGTTGGTTCACCTTGACGGCTTTCCATTTCAACCTCACCGCCACGAATGATAGCGTTACAATAACGACCATCCATTTTAACTTGGCTAAACGCAGTACCACCATTTTCAAACAATTTCTTCACCAATTTAGGGTCATATGACTTAGCACCCATATAAGGTGTGTCTTCGATAAGCTTTGGAAATACTTTGTTCATGTTAGATGTTCCCATACCAATCTTGCAATCCTTTTCAATGATACGTTCAATGATATATCTGTTATCTTCACTTGAGCGATTTAACAGCGTAACCAAAGCTTTAATTGCATCACCGCCAGTATACTCTCTATTTGCAATACATTGTAATTTATTTAATGAGTGTTCTAGTTCGAACATATCACTAACTTCTTTACTGTATTCTGGGATTTGCCTGATGTAAAACTTAACCCTTTTAGAGTTAGCCATGTATAAAACACGTTTAAGTAATTCATTATCTGAATACTTTCTTAGGATATCCATCTTAGCTGTGGTTGAAGATGTTGATGCTATTTCATCAAAAATTTGTTTAATCGTCATATCTGTTTTTTTAAATTGTTTTACAAAGGTACAAAATTAATTTAATTCTACCAAATCTAATTTGAGTAATTTTTCCAAATAATTCCACATTTCTTTTGCATCAGCTGGTGTGTTCAAAAATAAAACACCTTTAAACTGACTGTATTCTTTAGCATACATATCAATTTTACCGCCATGCTCAATGTTTGCAATTCTATCAGCCAATTTAAGGATAATAGCATCTGGGTTCCCAGCAGTTTTAGGTAAAGTCTTTTCTTTACGTTCAACTCTGTTTCTTCCTAATTCATCAGTAACACAGTAAACTATTTCAGCTATTTCAACACCAAAATGCTTTTTCAAATCATTGTAGCTAAATCCAGTATCCTCTAAGATATCATGTAAAAAACCGCTAACGATATATTTGCCAGAATAACCAAATTTCTTTAGTACATCAACAACATCATCTAAATGTTTTTCATATGGATAAACATCATCATATGATTGGTTTGAGTGTGCTTTAACAGCAACCATCCTAGCCTCTTTGTAAGTTTTTTCTGTGTATTTCATAATTTCTAAGTTTTTACAAAGGTACGAATAATATTTTAAACTTCCAAATTATAACCCAAGTCTTTTCAATTGTTCTGGGTCAAATATTTCACTCTTGGCATGTTTATCGCATGCTGTTTTCATGAGTAGGTGTTTCTTGTTCAGTTGACCAACGAGCCTTTTTATACAATACGGTTCCATCTAACTCTTCATTTTTAAACCTACCATCTAACTCT